AGTGAAACTCACACCTTCACAAGTAGCAATCGCTAAAAAATTGCGTGTGCCACTAGAAGAGTATGCAAGACAACTAAAACTCACGGAGGGAGAATAGCATATGAAAAACGAAGATAAAAAAACTACTTCCCGTGCGAGCCAAACAAGAGAAAAAACAAAGCGTAAGCAAGTTTGGACTCCACCATCGTACTTAGATACGCCCAACGCGCCAACTGGATTCAGACACAGATGGGTTAGGGTAGAAATCATGGGATTTCTCGACACGAAAAACATACAAGGACGCTTAAGATCCGGGTATGAATTAGTAAGAGCCGACGAATTTCCAGGAGATGACTATCCAGCAATACCAGATGGCAGATACGCAGGGGTGATCGGGCACGGAGGCCTTGTGCTGACAAGGGTACCTAATGAGATCGCGAAGCAAAGATCTGAATACTTTTCCAAATTAGGACAAGATCAGATGGATGCAGTAGACAACGATTTGATGAAGGAACAGCATAAGAGTATGCCGATCAATATTGATCGACAGTCTCGTACAACCTTCGGTGGTAGAAAACGTTAATTTTTTAACATTCAACCAACGAAATTTATATAAACCGTAGACTATGAATAATGGTCTACATTTGGAGAAACAATATGGCTAACCAAAGTTCAACGGGTTTCGGATTGAGACCCTTGAGAAAAGTCGGTCAGAATGACAATAACGCTGGTTTAGGCGAATGGAAGAAAGCTGCATCAACAGCAGTAATCGCCCATCATGACTTAACACTTTTAGCAGCTTCAGGGTACGTAACCGTAGGTACGGCTGGTGCCGGAGTGCTAAATGCTGTGGGTTCGTTAAACGGCGCATTTTATACTGATCCGAATACTAGCAAGCCAACATGGTCTAACTGGTCTCCCAATAACACTGCCACAGATCAAACGTGTCTCATCAATGATGATCCACAACAAATGTTTGAAATGATGACAGCATTAACTTCACTTACACAGGCTGACGCAGGAGCTACTGCACCAATAGTAGCAACAGCTAATTCTGGAGCACCGAATTATATTTCGGGTTTCACAATAGGCGCTGCGACAACTGTCGTAAATCAGTTGAAGTTATTGGGACTTACTAGAGATACGGCGAGTCAAGACGTGTCAGTCGCAGGAAGCGTCTGGCGTGTTATGATTTCTGATCATATCCTTGGTAATAACGCGGTTGGAATATAAGGAGTATAAATCATGGCAATATCACGTAATCAACTAGTTAAAGAACTAGAGCCAGGTTTAAATGCTTTATTTGGCCTGGAATACAAACAATACGAAAATCAGTCGTCTGAAATATATACGACTGAGTCATCTGACAGAGCTTTTGAAGAAGAAGTTATGTTGTCAGGTTTCGCTAACGCAATGGTAAAACCGGAAGGAACCGGCGTTGCTTTTGATCAAGCGCAAGAAACTTTCACAGCAAGATACACTAACGAGACAATTGCTCTCGCTTTTGCAATCACTGAGGAAGCTATTGAAGATAACCTGTACGACAAACTTTCTTCTCGTTACACAAAAGCACTAGCAAGATCGATGGCAAATACTAAACAAGTAAAAGCAGTATTTCCTCTGATTCAAGGGTTACCTACTACAGATAACTATGATTCAGGCGATGCTGTTTCACTATTTAGTACTGCACATCCAACACTAGCAGGAGTATTTTCAAATACTCTTACTACGCAGTCGGATTTAAACGAAACATCGTTAGAGCAAGCGTTAATTGATATCGCTGCAATGACTGATGAAAGAGGTTTAAAAATTGCTGCTAAAGGTGTGAAGATGATCATCCCTTCTGCTGGTCAGTTCACTGCTGAGAGATTGATGAAATCTCAAGGTAGAGTTGGAACTGCTGATAATGATATCAATGCAGTCAAATCTATGGGTATGATTCCTCAAGGTTATAGAGTGAATAACTACCTTACAGATACTGATGCTTGGTACATTACTACAGATGTACCTAATGGTATGAAACACTTTGACAGAGCTCCTCTTACTACTAAGATGGAAGGGGACTTTGACACTGGCAACGTAAGATACAAAGCTAGAGCAAGATACGTTTTTGGCGTATCTGACCCTAGAGGTATTTACGGTGTTGAAGGTGCGTAATACATAAAGAAAATTAATAGGGCGGCCTCAAAACCGCCCTATTTTCATATAAAGATAGAAATTACCTATGAAAAACTTCCGAATACAGATTCATGCTTACGGCCATACGGCTGATTTTACTATTTCAGCTGAAAACAGCGCTAAAGGTATTGAGCAATCAATCCTTGACAAACTGGGAAAAAATGAGGTAAAGTTTGAATCTAATGGATTTACGAGGAAAGATCGTAAATGGATAACCTATGAGGAGGTTACAAGTGACCCAAGACCTGTACATACAAAAGAAGTCCTTGGAGTTAGAGTGGCAACAGGAGCACCTGAAGGAGGGCAAATATAATATTAATATGTCCTATATCGATAAAAAAATTCAGGAACTTGTTAAAGAGATTATTGCCAAAGAGTTTGAAGAACAAACGCTTCAAACCAAAATACACGACGCTAAGGCCGAAGTTTCGATAGCCACTTAAGCGCTGTCAAAAATCATACATTTCTGTAGGGATACCTTGCGCTGAACGAAAATCTGCGCTATATCTAAATCAGTATACAATTATTTAGAGAACGTAAACGAGTATACTCGACGGCCTAGAGATTACGTTCACAAACTAGGAGGATTATAATCATGGCAACAACATTGTTTAGAGGCCCAGTATTAGTCGGGAAGAAAAACGAAGGTGGTTTAACTGGATACAACATAACACAGAAGGATTCCAATTACACAGTCGTTATTTCTACTGATTCTGGAAAAACATTTTTATCAAACACTAAGGATGTAGTATTCACACTACCAGCAATTGCTATTGGGAATGTAGTTACATTTGTAAATACAGGAGCAGATGGTCAGAACAATTTGACTATCAGTCCACAATCAGGTGATGGTATTTTGTACTTAGGATCTTTGACTGACGATAAAGACGTTATCAATACTCAAGGTACATCAAAAGTGGGAGACTATGTTACCATTGCATCTTTGAACTCAACTGTTTTTTGGACAGTTGTAGATGTTCAAGGTGTTTGGGCTAAAGAGTCTTAATAGATAAACTGTGAGCTCCTTCGGGAGCTCACGACTAAGGAGAATTAAATTATGAGCGGTTATTCAACAGATGTAAAATCAACACATCTTACAACCTCAGGGGCAATATTTGCTGGACCAAGTAGAGTTCTTGGAATTTATTATTGTAGTGAAGCGGCACTTGGTACCATTGTAATTAAAGATGGTGGTGCAAGTGGAACTACTCTTGCTACGTTTGATGTACCAGCAGGATCAGGAACAGCAGGTGAAGATACTGTTTATCAAATAGATGTTCCGGGGAATGGACTTTATTGTGCAACAAGTTCTTATTGTACAGTTACGGGCGGTGTGGATAAAGTTACAGTCTTCTACGGTTAGGAGGATTTGTGGCTAACACTACTTCTCAATCATACACTTTCGATAAAACTCTTCCGATTGATGAAATCGTGGAAGAATCTTACGAAAGAATTGGTCTACAAAACGTTTCTGGTTATCAATTAAAAACAGCTAAACGATCTTTAAATCTTTTATTTTCTGAATGGAGTAATAGAGGACTTCATTATTGGGAAATAGCTAATCAAGGCTTTACTTTAGTAGATGGAACAAATGTCTATACTACTTATAGATCTCCGGCAGACGGAGCTTCTCAAGGACTCACAACTACTTTATCTGCAGGCATTAATGCCTCTGTCACCGATATTCCTCTAACAAGTGTCACGGACATGCCTGGTGCTAATGAGGGAGGAGGAACCATTACGGTTAACTCTGAAACGATTAGATACACTGGAAAATCAGCATTGACTGGAGCAGCGAACCTTACAGGAGCTATTCGTGGATCTAATGCCACAACGGCTGCTTCTCATTCAAGTGCCGATGCGGTTACACAACATGCTACGGGAATGGATAATATATTAGAAGTTAATTATAGAATTACTTCTACGAGTATTGATTCTCCGATGACTGAAGTAAGTCGATCGCAGTATCAAGGTTATTCTAATAAATCTGCAAAAGGAACTCCTACTTCTTTTTTTATTCAAAGATTTATTGATCGAACAACTCTAACTATATATCTAACCCCTGGCGCAGCACAGGATGGCAATAAATTAAATTTTTATTATTCACGAAGGATTCAGGATGGTGGTGCTTATACTAATGCAGTAAATGTGCCTTATCGTTTTGCTCCTTGCATGACTGCGGGATTAGCATTTTATTTATCCCAAAAGAATGCACCACAACGATCACAAGAATTAAAACTTTATTATGAGGATGAACTGGCTAGAGCCGTAAAAGAGGATGGCGATATTACAAGTACTTATATTGCTCCTAAGGTTTATTATCCTAACGCTTAATTATGACTACTTTTGCTTCAGGAAAACATGCACTTGCTATTTCTGATAGATCTGGATTAGCTTTTCCTTATCTGGAAATGGTAAGGGAATGGAATGGAGCATGGGTTCATTTTTCAGAATTTGAACCTAAGCAACCTCAATTGGAACCTAAACCGACAAGCGCAGATCCTCAAGCTTTACAAAGAGCAAGACCATCACGAGTAGCTTTACCAACACCTGCTGCTTTAAATAATAATCCTTTTACTACAGAAGTAGGGACTACGGTTATTGTGACAGAAAATAGACATCAACGATCCACTAATGACGCTGTGAGATTTTATCAACTTAAAGACCCAGTAGGAGGAGTTGCCATATCTACTTTTGAATTAAGTACTACTTTAGCTACAACTATTACAGCTACAGATACTTCTATTGTACTAACCGATGGTTCGGAATTTCCTACCTCAGGATACATTGTTATCGAGGCAACGGATACGGACACAGCTTCTTTGCAATACGGAAGAATTACCAGTGAAACAATTCAATACACTGGCCGAAGTACACATACTTTAACAGGCTGTACTCGAGGAACTGCAGCTCCTTCTTATGGGGAAACACCAGTTTCTACGACAGCGGCAGCTCATACTTCAGGGGCAAAAAT